GGACCAGTAGGACCAGTAGGACCCGGAACTAAATCAGCAGCATACAGTTCAGTGAAATTAGCATTGACCTTGGTGAATGCTGTTCTAAGTGGATCACCAGTTCCATCATTTGGCGTTGCGCCGAGTGCTATAGTTTGTTTTGACATTATATTGTATCCACTGTTATTAGATTGGAATCTGCGTGTATGATTGTTGAGTCTGCCGAGTGTACTATTGGTGTATATATAACTTCATCAAATGGGTTACCTGAATCAAATGTAAACTCAGATGCCTGTGCTGCAAATTTGTTATTGTCGCCATATGATTGTGGCACATCAATATCTATACCAAACACTGCAGTTGCCGTGGCATTGCCGGTCATTGTTATGTAACTATCATCCAGGTATCTGCTGCCTGGATTCGATATGGTAATTGATGTTACACTGCCAGCAGTAATATGTGCAACCAACTCTGCGTCGATGCCAATACCATGCACTGTAACAACGGGTGGCATTGTATAACCAGATCCACCATTTGTTATTGTGACTGACCTTACACCACCTGTCAGATTCATATCCATATCAGTGGTGAACGATTTCAGTGTCTCAAACACATCAATCGCAGGTATACCAGTTGTTATCCGTTCACTGCTGTACTGGAATAATTCAACCGATAACTTGTATACGTATAGTTTACCCAGTTGATAGAATGGATCCTGATGCTGAACGAATTTGATTTCGAATAGACCACCAGTCAACGGAAAGTATAATAGGTCACCTTCACTTGGTCTGTTTGGTAACTGACCATATCCAAGTCTTCCAACCAATTGTTCCCACCTGCGACGTGATACAGTGAGTGTTGCAGATTGTTCCATCATCAATCCAAACTTCTGGATCATTGCTCCTTGACCTTCAAATCCATCAACACTTTCTAAATACATTTCAATTGGAAAGGCAGCATTGAATGTTGATAGTCTGTCCTCTCCCAATATCTCATCCTTGGCAACCAGTGTGCGGGGAATATAGGTAAAGTCCTGCCCCCAGATCTGTATCGATTCCACTATCAAATCTTCGAGTAGATACTGTTCGTTGGCAGTGCCCTGAGTGAAATATACATTACGTGCCATATATTTCAGCCCATGTAGAATTCGAGTGGCGAACTTTTGGTCATCAGGTCGTCTTCCAATTCTTTTATTTCATTCATTGCCTGATCATACATTGCACCACCATCAATAGTGACACCACCAGGTAATTGCATTCCAGTAAACTTGGATAGATTTGCACCCCATTGTTTTTTGAACTGTGCGGTCACATAATGTTTCAACCAAGGTTCACTCCAAACTTTTACAAACTCCACTGGATCAAGTGCACGATAGCACTCAACAATAACATAGTGTCCAATCTCCACATCTGCTGTCCAGTCTAGGTCAAGGTACAATCTATCCTGCATACGATTGAACCTGTATATAATATGACCATTCAATATTAGATCCAGCAACGATAGGTGACTCATCACAGTGCTGTAATAGATAATACTGGTTGATGATAGATCGTACAAATCATTCAACCGCAATTGGTATTGTAAATCAAATAAACTCTTTGAACTACCGGACCCAGTGACGATTGGCAGTACTCGTGTAATACCATATACCATTGGTGATATTGGTATCCACTTGTTGGTAATATCGTCTTGGGTGACCATATGTTTCAGGTACAGTTTCTCAATACCTTCATAATGGTATAGACGGAAGTATTCCAGTGAGTCTGAGATACGGTCTTCAAGTTGCTCATCGTCGACGTTGATTTCTAGGACTGGGGCACCAAGTGCACGTAGACAGTATTGTTTCAGTCCTTCACGGGAAGTGATTGCCATATAATATCCTTATTATTTCGGACAGCAGTATGCCCGATCTGTACTAGACCATGGCAAGTAAATTTGATTGGAGGATTTTACGATCACTATTTTATCATTTTTATATAAGTGAGACTGAGGGTGGTGCCTTTTACAGCACCACCCAGCAGTAGTTATTTCATATATTTATACATCTTTTATAGTACTACCCAACGAGCACCGGAACTAACTGTTACCGCAACACCAGAAGCAACGGTCAATGGACCTGTACTCATAGCATTTGAAGTGCTTGGTATTACATATGATGCAGAGATAGTATCAGCATTCAAAATAATACCATTGGTTGCAGACACAACAGAGAATTCACCTGTACCACCGGCACCTGAAGGACCAGTTGCACCTGTTGCACCTGTTGGACCTGTAAGACCAGCAATACCTTGGATACCCTGTGCACCAGCAGCACCTGCAGCACCTGTTGGACCAGCAATACCTTGGATACCCTGTGCACCATCAGCACCTGTAGGACCAGTTGCACCTGCTGTACCATTAGCACCGTCAGTACCTGCAGCACCAGCAATACCTTGGATACCCTGTGCACCGGCAGCACCTGTAGGACCAGTGGAACCTGTTGCACCTTGTGGACCAACCAACTGAGCAATAACACCAGCAGGCAATGTACCAACATTTGACAAGTCGGCATTTGCTTTTCCAGAGACTGTAGTAACTAGAGCAGCAGCAGCAGATTCATCTGATTGTAGTGCAGTTGCGATTTCAGCAAGTGTATCCAAGGCAGCAGGAGCAGCACCAACTACAGCAGCAATTGCTGTTGATACATTGGCAGCAGTCTGGAACCCTGAATCATTCGAGAATGAACTTAGTGCAGTTGGTTTACCTGTCAACGATGCATATGTACCGGCAGTGGCAACAGCAGATAATGTTGCAACATCTGCAGGAGTAAATCCTAGAGCAGACGCAATATTACCACTTGTCACACTTGCGGCAGAACCAGCAGCACCAGTTGGACCTGTGGCACCAGTTGGACCTGCAACGGTTGAATCAGCACCTGTTGGACCAGCAATACCTTGGATACCCTGTGCACCAGCAGCACCTGTAGGACCTGTAGGACCAGCAACGCCAGCAGCACCGGCAACGCCATCAACACCTATTGTACCATTAGCACCTGCAGCACCAGTTGGACCAGTTGATCCAGTAATACCTTGGATACCCTGTGCACCAGCAGCACCTGTAGGACCTGTAGGACCAGCAACGCCAGCATCACCAGTTGCACCTTGGATGCCCTGTGAACCGGTTGGACCAGTTGGACCAGTTGCACCTGTTGGACCGGACATCGCAGCAGCAGTAATTGCAGCAGAGACAAACGGTTGTGTGGCAATTGCAACTTCTTCATTTGTTATACCAACTTTCCAGAGACCTGCGGTTTCATCCCAAACAATACGTTGGCGTGCTAGATCGCCACGGTCAATATCAAGACCAGAGTAACGAGCAGTGACACCAGATCCTTCCTGTCCCTTGTTTAGAGTAATTACATTGTCTTTGATTGATAGGTTAGTTGTATTTACTGTAGTTGTTGTACCTGCAACAGTCAATCCACCGGAGATAGTTAGGTTACCAGATACTGTACCATCACCGGCAATTGCCACGATTGGAGCAGTTAGAGTAACTTGTGCACCAGAAGTAACACGGGTAGTTGAACCTAGACCCTCAGACTGAATCAATACATCAGCATTTGTACCATTTGTTTTTACTGTTGTTGCAGTTGCGGAATCAAGTATCAACTGACCTGTACCTGTGGTAGCAATACGCATACCTTGGTTTAGATCGGCAGAGAATTGCATAGTGTTCGCAGCTGAAGATATTACTGCAACGCCATCAACATACAAAGTGTTTGCATCGATGTGCAATTCTTTGGTGAAAATAGACGCAAACTTATGGTTGATATCTCCAATCTTAGAAACACCTGGTACTGCTGGCATAATATCGCCATACACTGTCAAATCTTCAACTGTGAAGTCTGTGGTCGATGTGCCACTAGATTGAGCAGGAGTATATCCTAGAGCAGTTGCAATTGATCCACTTGTTACATTGGCATCAGAACCTGTTAGACCAGTGGCACCTGTAGGACCTGTAGGACCGGCAACTGTTGAAGCAGCACCTGTAGCACCAGCAGCACCAGTTGGACCTGTGGCACCTGTAGGACCAGTTGCACCTTGGATACCTTGTGAACCTGTGGCACCTGTTGGACCAGTTGTACCTTGATCACCTGTAGGACCAGTTGCACCTGCTGTACCTGTAGCACCAGCAGCACCAGTTGGACCTGCAACACCTTGAATACCCTGTGAACCTGTGGCACCTGTTGCACCGACCAACTGAGCAATAACACCGGCAGGCAATGTTGTTACATTTGATAAATCAATATTTGCCTTACCTGCAACAGTTGTGATCAATGCAGAAACACCGGACTCATCTGCTGCTAATTGGTCTGCAATTTCTTTCAGTGTATTCAATGCACCTGGAGCACCACCGATAAGCAAGGAGATTGCTGTTGATACATTTTCTGCTGTTTGGAAACCAGAGTCATTGGTGAATGAACTTACCAATGTAGGTTTACCTGTCAATGATGCATATGAGTGAACATGGGTTGTATCAGATTTACCTGCTAAACCAGAATTCACATCTGCTTCCAATGCAACTGCTGCATTGTTTACTGTTAGTTTACCACCAGATTCTTTCAAACTTACTGTGCTTACTATGCCCAATGCAATTTCTTCAGATACACTTAGTGCAACTGAATTCAAGAATTGCAATGAGAACAACACAACTGTTCCTGTCATTGCAGATGATAGATTGATTGTACAAGTGTTTGCATCAACAATGGTCATTCCAGCAAGTACTAGAACATGATTAGCATTGTATACAAAGTACGCAAAATTGTTTGTATTGAAATTATGTTCTACTGTCCAAGAGGTACTTGCAACACCTTGGGAATGTAGATATGATGCTTGTTTGATACCGATTGGTTGCCAGGTGAAAAACCCTGAACCATTTATCAATTCTGTATAGAGGTACGGAATTCCGTCCTTTATTGCTAGTGTGCGTGGTGAAGGATTCGATGGGAAGGACTCATAGTTCGATCCAAAACTTAGATCGCCCCTGAGACTTACATCTCCTAAAACTCTAATTTGTTCTGACATTGTTTATCCTATGTTTTGTTATAATTGATCGCCAATGGGCTTGGCACCAACAAATAAAACCTGCCCTATCAGGGCTTTGTTTATCAGCATCAATAAATGATACTGGTGAGTAATGAATTCAATTTTATCAGCATCAGTGAAGTCCTCGCTGTCCTTGAATTTCTGTATATTCGATTGTATTTTCTCAATCCAAGCACAAATGTATGTATTATAATTACTACTCATCTGAATTTCTCACTAATGATTCAGCACGTTCAAAGAACTGCTTCATATAAACTATATCACTGTTGTATTGGTTTTTTATAGCAATGTCAAAAAAGTCTGCTGACTCTGCATTTTCCTTGAGTATGTCAAGGCACACCTCAATCTGAGCGAGGGTTGCATCAAAAGTTGTCAGCGTTTCTAGCCATAGATTTGGCATTTGTTTCATATTACTCTCACTATCATTAGGTAAGGATAGGGTGGGATTTTATCCCCACCCTTCCCATTCAACTATACTAGATTATAGATTTGCCATTGTTACAACAGCAATCTTAACCTTTGCAGACTCAGACAAATGCACTGTCAATGTATTGCGATCTGTTTCTTCAACAGATACGATATCATTGCGGTACTTACCACCTGCACGTTCCACTAGAACTGTGAATGTGACAAAGTCAGCATCCAAGTTGTGTGCGAAAGTGTGGGTAGTTGCAGCAACGCCTGCCTGGAATGTTGCATTTGCAGCATTGATTGCTGTACGGATAGCAGCATCGCCTGAAACACGGGCAGCAGTTTCTGTATCAACACGACCACCAAGTGCAGCATCGGCAGCATTGACAGCAGAAGTCAATGCACTAACGCTATTTGCAACTGCAACTTCAGCAGCACGGGCAGTAGATGCCTCGGTTGCTAGGTTGGTTGTTAGCAATGACTCAGCAGCACGTGCTGTTGTTTCTTCGGCAGATACTAGACCAGCAGCATATGTCTTTGCAGTATTTTCAGCATTTGTAGACTTTGTTGTTGCGTCAGCAGATGCAGTTGCAAGAGCAGCAGTAACAGCAGCAGCACGGTCACTAACTTCAGTTGCTAGAGCAGCAGCAGTTGTATCACGCTGTGCATCGATTTCATTGATAGCAGCAACAATGGTTGTTTTGTCAACAGTGGTTAGACTTGCAAGTGTACCAATCTTACCATTTACTTGACCTTCAACTGTTGTTACACGTGTGTCAAGAGCACTGTCACCAGCAATACGGGCAGCAGTTTCTGTATCAACACGACCACCCAATGCGACTTCAGCAGCAACAGCACGGGTAACTTCACCACCTAGATCAGATGCGCCACCTGCAGATGATGCTAGACGGGCAATTTCTTCATTGTCTAAACGAATGCCTAGAGCAACTTCAGCAGCACGGGCAGTTGTTGCCTCGCTTGATAGGTTTGTTGTAAGAACACCTTCAGCAGCACGGGCAGTTGTGGCCTCGGACTGAACAGCAGCAGTAAGAACACCTTCAGCAGCAACAGCACGATCATGCTCTGTTGTTAGGTTAGCAGAAGCAGTATTTCCCAATGCTGTGATAGCACCGTTGATTGTACCATCTGCATCTTGGAATGCTGTTACGATTTCTGTCAAACTGTCAAGTGCAGCAGGATCGATGTTGCTTAGAACGTTATCAACACGGACACCTAGAGCAGACTCAGCAGCACGTGCTGTTGTTGCTTCAGCACTGATAAGACCAGTCAATACAGAGTCAGCAGCGATACGAGCAGCAGATTCTGTATCAATACGACCACCAAGTGTAGACTCAGCA